TTTAAATAAAAAATATAAACCTATATTACAACTAGATAAAGAAGGTAATATAATAAAACAACATAATAGTATAGGAGAAGCTGCAAAATATATTGGAAAAAAACATTCTAATATTAGTTGTTGTTTAATTGGTGTATCTAAAACAGCCTATGGATTTCAATGGAAATACGTTTAAAATAATATGTCTTTTGTAATTTAACATATTTATACCTAGAATAATTTAAAAATTAAATAACATGCCTGTACTAGACGCAAATGAAATTATGTTTACAGCGTTTGAACCTAAAGTTCAGAATCGCTTTATTATGTATATTGACGGTATTCCCGCATACTTGATTAAAGCTGCTTCTGCTCCTGGATTCGAAGCTGGTGAAATTATATTAGATCACATCAACGTTTACCGTAAAGTAAAAGGTAAAGTACGTTGGAATGATATGACTTTAAGCTTATATGATCCTGTAACTCCCTCTGGTGCTCAAGCTGTAATGGAATGGGCTCGTTTAGCACACGAATCAGTAACTGGTCGTGATGGCTATTCTGACTTCTACAAAAAAGACTTAACATTAGATATTTTAGGTCCTGTAGGTGACGTAGTAGGTGAGTGGATTGTTAAAGGTGCTTATTGCAAAACAGCAACCTTTGGTGAATATGATTGGGCTAACGAGGCAGCAATCAACTTAACCGTTACTATCGCTATGGATTATTGTGTCCTTAATTTCTAATTTTTCTGTATTTATTTCTTTTATAAAGGCGTCTGCTTTTGCAGACGCTTTTACTTTTCATATATTTATATATATCAAACAATAAAAAACGTTATATGGCTGAATTAAAAATTCCAACAGAAACAGTTACATTACCCTCTAAAGGTTTACTTTATCCCGCTACATCACCATTAGCAAAAGGTGAAATTGAAATGAAGTATATGACAGCAAAAGAAGAAGATATTCTTACTAATACTAACTATATTAAAAATGGTACAGTAGTAGACAAATTATTACAAGCACTTATTATAACACCAATTGATTATAATGAATTATTAGTCGGCGATAAAAATGCTATTTTAATTGCTGCTCGTATTTTAGGTTATGGTAAAGATTATCCTGTTACTTTTGGTGAAACAGAATTTAATGTTGATTTATCTACATTAGAAGATAAAATAGTAGATTTTTCTTTATTTAAACATGGTGTAAATGAATTTGAATTTACTCTTCCTCATTCTACTAATAATATTACTTTTAAACTTTTAACACACGGTGATGAACAAAAAATTGAAGCCGAAATTAAAGGATTAAAAAAAGTAAACCCAAACACTACAACTGATGTTACTACACGCTTAAAACACATTATTACTTCAGTTGAAGGTAAACGTGAATCAAAAGATATTCGTGATTTTGTTGATAATTACTTAATCGCTAAAGACGCAAGAGCCCTTCGCCAATACTATAATCAAATATCACCAGATATTAATATGAAATATAAACCAAATGATGAAAACTATACTGGGGAGGGTATGGAAATTTCTTTAGGTATTAACTTTCTTTGGCCTGACTCTGGATTATAGATTATATCTATTTAAACAAATACATGAAATAGTATTTCATGGAAATGGTGGATATGATTGGGATACTGTATATAATATGCCTATTTGGTTGCGTAAATTTACTTTTGAAACATTAAAAGAATATTTTGAAAAACAAAAAGAAGAAACTGAAAAACAACAAAACTTATTAAAAAATAAATCAAGTAAAGAAATATCAAGACCAAACGTTACTCCTTCAAAACAACCAACATATATAGCTAAAGCGCCTAAAAAATAGGGCGCTTTAATATTTATATGATGTAATATTAACTGTATGGATCCGCAAGATCAACAAGAATTAAATAAACTATACGAAAGGTATATAGAATTATTACAGCGTGCTGACGGATTAACTCGCCATCAAGCTCAAGCTCAAGCTGACCAAGCTAAAGCTGCTGGTAATTTAACTGCTTCTGTATCTAGACTTAATAAAGAATTAAGTGATATTGTTTTTAAATCTGATTATTTATATCAAAGTTTTAGAGAAACAACATCCGAATTAAAAAAACAAAATATATTACTACAAGCTGGAAAATCTATATTTAAAGGACTTACCACTTTATCTTCTGATTTAAATTATTTTCAACAAGGAATTACAGATTTAACTAAAAAACAGTTAAAAAATAAAGGAGAAATCTTAGCTAAAAATGAAAGTGAATTAAAAAATGTACGAGATAGATTAGGAAAAGAAGAAGATATTAATGGAGTAAGACAACTTGTTTTTAGACAAGAAAAACTACTTAATGATTTATATGCTATAAATAAAAATCAAAGAACAAAAGCTCAGGAAAAATTACTTAATCAATTAAGAGAAGAAAAAGATTTATTTGAAGCAGTAAATAATGCTTTAAGTGAAGGATTACCTCTTTTAAAAAAAGAACTTGATATTTCTAAACAAATATATAATGTAAGAGAAGATCTAGGAGGTATGGCAACAGCAGCTGCTGGTGTAGTTTCAAAATATGGAGGTTCTTTAGCTCAGTTTTTAAATGTAGACGATGCCATTGATTCTGTAAAAAAATATAATCAAGAATTAATTGATGGTGCTTTAAAAAGTAAAGAAGTAATTAAAGAAATTAAAGATATTGAAGATCGAAGAATTGCTATATTACAAAATTCTTTAAGAATTCAAGAAGAAATTCAAGATAAAGAAAGAGAAATAGCAGCTGCTAATGTTCAAACTAATCAAGAAATTGCTCTTCGAAATGAATATATACAAAATCAACTTCAAACAGCAACAGGACAAGATACTCTTGATTTAAGTAGAAGACAAGCTTTAATCAGTCAACAAATACTTGATATTGATAATGATAGAGCAACTAGAATAGCTGATCTCCAGAATCAAAAACAACAAAAGCAAAATGAGTTAATTGCTGATGAATTAAATACTCAACGTCAATTAGCAGATTTAGATAAAAAAGAAGATAAAATTAAACAAGATGCTATAGCTTCAGTTGATAATTTAGGTAATAAATTCAAATCATTAGAAGTACTTATAAAAGGATTAGGAACTGGGTTTAAAAAAGCTATTACTGATCCTTTAATTATAATTACATTTTTTATAGATAAAGCACTTGATGCTAATAAACAAGCAGTTGAGTTAGGTAAATCTTTAGGGTATGGAACTAATAGAGCAGATGTTTTTAGAGAATCATTAGTAAAGATAGAACGTAATTCTAAAAATATAAATGTTAATACAGCTAATTTAGTAGAAGCATTTGGACAATTATCTGAAGCAACTGATTTTGCTTATGAATTTACAGCTGATCAACTTGAAACTCAAATAAAATTAACTAAACAAGTTGGTTTACAAGCAAATGAAGCAGCACAAATTCAACGTTTTGCTGTATTAAATGAAAAAACATCTGAAGAAACTTATAAATCATTTGTTAGAGGATTAACTGCTACTAGAAATCAACTTAAAGTAGGAATCAACTTTAAAGCAGCTTTAGCTGAAGCTGTAAAAGTATCAGGGCAACTAGCAGCTAATTTAGGAAATAATCCAGAATTAATTGCTAAAGCTATTGTTACTGCTAAAGCATTTGGAATGACTTTAGAACAAGTTGCTAAAGCAGGTGAATCTCTTCTTATTTTTGAATCATCAATTGAAAATGAATTAAAAGCTGAATTATTAACAGGTAAACAATTAAATTTAGAAAGAGCTAGAGCTGCTGCTTTAGCTGGTGATCAAATAACATTAGCTGAAGAATTAGCTAAAAATGTAGGTACCGCTACCGAGTTTACTAAAATGAATGTACTACAACAAAATGCCTTAGCACAATCTGTTGGAATGACTACTGACGAATTAGCTAATACTTTAAGAAAAAGAGAAGAAGCAATAGCAAGTGGAAAATCATTAGCACAAATAACAGAAGAAGAAGCACAACAAGCACTTGAAAGACAAAATATACAAGACAAATTTAATGCTGCTATTTTAAAATTACAAAGTTTAATTGGTAATTTAGTAGCAGGGCCTTTAGGTGGTTTTATAGATTTATTAAGTGGAGCTTTAAATATTATAAATAAAATAGGTCCTGCTTTAAAAGCAATGTTATATACATTTTTAGCTATAAGAGGAACACAATTAGTTCTTAATGGCCTTAAAAAAATAGCTTTAGGATATGATACAGCTATGTTAGCTAAAAATCAAATAGCAGCTAATTTAGATTTAGCTACAATAGGTACGAATAGAGTTAAATTAATGTTAGAAAAAGAATCATTACTTACTCGAATAGCAGGTAATGTTCAATTATTTAAACAATTAGTAGCAGAACAAGGAGTAATGGCTGCTCTAAGAATACAATTTGGATTACAACAAGCAACCAGTACAGTAAAACAAAAAAGTTTATTACTTACTATAAGAGAATTTATTATAACTAAAGCTACAGCAGCTTGGGATGCTATTAGGAAAACAGGACTTATAGCAATTAATGCTTTAAAAAGTGCAGGAGCTTTAATATCTAAAAAAGATGCTATTACATCAATTGCCTCAGCAGCCATGGATGCTTTATCTGCTGCTGTGTCTGGTATTGGTAAACTTTTAGGACCTTTTGCTATTCCTATAGGATTAGCAGCAGCTGCTGGTGTAGCAGCTTTAGGTTATAATTTACTAAAAGGTGATGATATAATATCAGAAGGTGGATATGGCAAACGCACTCTACTTGCTCCAGAAGGTGCTATTAAATTAAATGATAATGATACTGTAATTGCAGGAACTAACTTAAAAGGTAAGTTAAATAAATCAGTAAATGATAAAAAAAATAATGATGAAAAAAATAAAAACATTAATATAGATAGTAAATATTTTGATAATTTTAGTAAATATTTTGACAATTTTAGTAAATCTAT